AAGAATCGGATAGCCTCAATCAACGCACCATTCAGCAAAGCCGAATCAAATTCATCCCCAAGCCACGTCGTGCCAGCCGTCACAATGGATTCAGGGTAGTACCCGTAATGTAGCTCTACTGCATAGTTACTGTCTGGCGTCGGGCCAACAATAAACGCGTCATCATTAAAGTATGCATAGTGTACCGGTAGCCCTGTAGAAGTAGCCTTTGGGTATGCTTCACGGATGAAGTTAACGTCTTTGTTAATCAAGAACGAGTAATTACCGTCTCCGTCAATAACCGCTAAAGAGTACGACCATAAGAAGTCCGAGGGGATATCTAGGTACGTGTTACTAGCTGTTACTGACCCAGTAACGTTTTTACGTAACGCAGGGATCTGAACCGTATTATAGATCTTCTGCTCGGCCTGTTCGGTAAACATAGCAAGCTGGGCATCTGTGAAAGTTGTCTCACAAATATCCTGAATATCTACTTTGAGCTGCGTGTAGTCCATGATTTAGCCCATTGGCCCTCGGCACATACGGCCTTTAGTCGCTGCGCCATACCCGCGCATCATAGTACCGGAAGTCTTAACGCCTTTCATGCTTGGCTTGGCACCATAAGACTGGACGCCTTTATTCTTTTGGACTTTGACTTCTTCCATCCCAAAAACATTTTTAGGGTTATACATCGTACTACTCCTATGTAGTCGTTACTGTAACTGTTCCTACTGACCCAGTAGATATTAAGTTGTTAGGAGTTAGCCCAAACGGATCATTACCGCCGCCTACTGGGTTCCAACCCCACTGTATGTCTCTACTACTATACTCTCCTGATACACCAAGACTTCTATCGGGCCTTGGATCTCTAATTGCTTGCGGGTCGTTTACCGGAAACTCCCCTAGTTTAAGTTGCGGCTGGTCTGGATTCCAGCACTCTTGACACGCTTTTATGTTCGTGTTCCTGCCCTTAACTACTAAATCTTTTAACGTCTTCAGTTTAAATTGGAAGCCGCACACATCGCACATGGCGATGGCTCTTTTGTCTGAAGCGAATTGGTTACCCATTTAGAACCTACCTGCACGAGGTACAAACCGCACGGGGGCTTTTTCCCTATCTTCTCCTGCAGCAAGCTCAAACTGTTCTTCGTATGCCGCTTTTAACATCGGTACTCTATCCATGAACTCAGGTACTTTCATGGCAATATGGTATGCCAGACCTGCTACTAAACATGGAAAGAACCGAAAGTTCATGTCGGCTGTCTCAATACCACTACCAGCATCTTGCACACGTCGCATACGCCAGTAAACAATCTGGTAGCTCTCAACATTGTCCGGTACAGGCCATACGGTGACCGCAGGGACTTGTTCCCAGTAAACGGGTATAGCGGTACCACCAACTGTGTGAGTCGCTGCTGTAGTGCCCTGTTGGCCCCTGAAGCAGTTCTGTAACACGTTACCCTCAATATACCCGTAGTTAATAATCTCGTTTTCGATCTTAACGAACCCTGCAGGGGGTAATCCCGCTACACCACTAAGCGTAATTGTCGTAGCAGTGCTGGTTGCAGTAGCCCCTAACGTAATACCGGTTGGGTAAGTCTGCCCACTATCTCTATGGATAACGACCTGTATGGGCCGTGATTGTGTAATTTTGTTAGGGATAGACGCGTAAGTACTGATGCTAATCCGGTTAAGGTTTAGATCCGACTGCGTGACCGAGTTGTGTGCACCCGTACGAACGCTCTGCTCTAGAAGGTCAATGGTGTCATCAGGGAGCGCGTAAGTTGCTTGGCCTTGCACTAAATCAAGAACACCCTGCTCAATCGTCCACATGTTAATGCCGCGATTCTGCCACTCAATCGTCATCAGATTCATAGAACGACGAGCAGTCTGGAGATCATACCCTGACCGCAGTTCACGCCCAGCGCGTTCCCACGCCTCTTCAGCGATGTCTGTAAACGGCATATTGAATGCTGTTGTGCCTGATGTAGCCATTATCCCCACCCGCTCTTAGCTTTTTGTTTGGCTTTTGCGGAAAGCTGGCCGTAGTGATACAACTTTTTAGAGGCGCTAGACATCGTTTTACCCGTCATAAGTTTGCCATCAGGGTGCTTGTGCATACCCCCTTTGTGCTCACGACCGTCTTGGTAATAATGTTTTACGCCTTTAGCCACTTTGTTTCTTCCTACGTAACGATGCTACACGTTTCGGTTTACCTGCTGGTTGCCCCAGTTTCTTTTTCTGAGCAACCCTACTCGTCTTCTCTGCTTTAGTCATCTCTGAAGACGTTTTAGGTGTCTTACTGGATACCCGCTTTGTAGGTCTACAATACGGCGTATCGCGCTTTTCACCCTTCTTCCTACCACAGGCTTTACCGGTACGTACATCTTTCCAGTCTTCTTTAAACCAACGCTTTAACGATGCGCCTTTTTCGGTCTTTCTAACTGCCACTCTTGTTACCCCAGTTCTTAGCGCCTTTCTTGCGACATTTCGCAATAGCACCCGAAGCATAGGCGGAAGGGAAAACCTTATAGCGAGACTTAACCTTGCTATAGCACGCGTCTTTAACCGAACCGCCTTTTTTGTAGTAACAGCGCATTAGCTACCTTTCATCGTTACCATTTTAGCAGCACGAGTGCCTTTGGTAGCGCAACCAGAACCACGGACTTTGCCACCTTTCTTCATACCGCGTGGCGTACTACCACCTGATCGGCGTGCCGCAGCTCCGCGCATGGCTGTTTCCTTGGTTCGCGGTGCTCGTCGGGCGTCTGCTGCTTCTCCGCGCGCTATAGCTTCTGCTTGGGTTTCGTGGCCAAGCCTAGTATATGCCTGTTTCCTTTCTCCCATAGGCGGAGGTGGAGCATTGGCAACACCAGCTTGGGGGTTAGCCATACCAGCAGGCATAGGGCCACCGCGTTGGAATTTCATGGCCTTGTCGCCAGCAAACTTACGCTTACCCATAGCTCTCTCCATACCTTCGCTCTCATCACGACGGGCTTGCATACCTTGCATTGCCGGGCCGTTACGGCCACCCATAGACTCGTCTAAACGGTCGTTGTAGCCTTGCTTTTTCATACCCATTGGCATACCACCAGCTTGGTACTCCTTCATTCCTTTCATCTTATCAGCCTTTTCATAGTCTTTGCCTACTGACTGGGGTACCCCAGCTTTCTTGGCAAATTTAGGGTTATTGGCTACTGCAGCCATAAAGTTTTGTTGTTTCTTGCTTTTGCTAGGCATTACCATTTCGCCTTATCAGCCCAGTATGCAGCGGAACTCTTGCCTTTAGCAATATTCTTAGCGTGTCTGGACTTAAAGGATTTACGTTTAGCCTTCATACGCGCAGATTCACCCTTCTTAGGTTTACCTGCGGTACTAGCACCCTGCTCACCAAACCGAATAATCTTCTCTTTGCCACCCTCACACGCCTTTACGACATGTGATTTTTTAGGGTGACTAGGAGTTCGGCGCGGCTTGTTACAGGCCATGCTTTTTTTATCTACTTGACCGCCTGCTTTATAATAGGCACGCATCTGCGTTACCGGTAAAAGACAGTCGCTGCTGTACAAGCAGTAAAGGCAGAGATAAAAACGTCGTCAGGACATCGGATGCCGTCGTCAGGGATGTTGACCGAATGCGTAGAACTCGCACTGAAGTCCAGATCTAACACCGTGCTCCCACCAGTACCGTCAGTAACAGTAAGGCGGGGCGAGCCAGTAGTAGTCAAAACTTGAATCTGCGTAATACGCGCAGGGCCAACACCTAATGAGCCGGTTCCTGTAATCCGTTTTGATTGGATATCAGAACTAGACATATCGTACTCCTTTAGGATGCAGCAATAGTACCGCCAGTATCTGAACGTTTCCAGTCAGTACCGTTAGAGAACGCAAGAATAGCAGCACCGGCAGCACCGTTAGAGGTGTAAATTACCGCGCCAGCGCCAGCATCAGATGCTGAAGGGGCACTTGCTACAGTATAAGTAGGAACTACGATAGTGCCCACAAAACCATTGGTTGAGGTAACGGGGCCAGAGAAAGTTGTATTAGCCATTAAAGACTCCTTACATGCAAGTTGGGTAAATCTGTCTGCATGTCGTCAGTCGGGTCTGTCAGATTTACCGGGTTATCCCGATAGCAAGTAATCTAGCACTTGTTTTTATGTTTGGCAACACTATAAAAAAGAAAGGGGCAACAAGTGCCCCCCCCTTTCTATACCAGCATTATGCGCCGGGTGAACCATAAATCCCAAGGGGATCAGATACACCAAACGAGTAACGCTCACGAGCCTTGTAGCGCGAGTTGCCAGTATCGAAATCAGCATCCATAGACGTTGACATCGGAGTACGGACAAAGTGCTTCAAGCCGTTAGGTACGTCAGTCATTAAGAACCACGCATCTGGGTCAGTCAGATAGTGGTTAACTGAGTATCCTTCGGGGATAGAGCCGTTGTTGCGAAGTGCGTTGAGGTCGTTATCCGCAGTACCAACACGTCCTTCGGTCTCTAACAAACGAGTTGCTACAAACTGGAGGTTGGGTGGGATAATCAACTTACGAGGCTTCGCAGCGATCAACAGGCTTCGCTCATCAGTCCAACCAGCAATCTGAATAACAGCCGCTTCTAAAGAAGTTTCGTTAAGGTCAGCCGCGACAGTAGGACGGTTTGAGTTAGTGCCGCCAGAGACAAGTGGGTGAGCCGTTGAAAGCAGCGTTTGCCCGTCACCGTAAGTGGTGCCAGCAGCAAAACCGTTGTTCAAGATGGTAGCACCTTTAACTTGCTTGGTGTACGCCATAGCGCGAGCGAGAGCTTTCGTATAACGAGCAGACAGTGAGTCGTACAAGTTATCTTCGATAGCTTCTTCAGTAATACTGAAGCCCATCGCAATCGTCTCATGCGTGTAGCGTGCACTCCATGCTTCTTGTGCATTGTCATACTCGATGGCAGAGCCTTCGTTTTTAACAGGTGCAGCAGAAAAGCCGGATAGTTTGGTTTCTTCTTCGAAAGAACGGTCAGAAGATTCTGTTTCGAAAATCTCCTTAGTTTCTTCCCCATACTTAGCATACTCTAAACCAAAAAGAGCATTAAGACCGGGGAGGAGTTCTTTCAGTAATTGGGCTCTTGAAATAGCCATGATTTACTCTCCTTATACGCCAGTTGCGTTTTGATACTGGTGCATGCCCCAGTTCCACTTCACAATAACCTCTACGAAGGCATCCGCGCCAGTAGCCGTTTCGGGCACTACGTCAATGATTCGCATAGGCTGTGTAGCCGTGGTAGCTGTCGTAGAACTAATAGAGATTTTAGAATCCCCAGTAGCAGTAACTCCAGCCGTTTGGATGAGCACAGAATTGTTACCTACGGCAGTACGAGCCACGGTAGCGATGTTAGCAGTGCCAGCAGCGGTAACTGCGACCTTGAATAACGCATCGGGATCGTCAACAACATAAGCAACGATATCACTAGCAACAGTGCCAGTGGGGTAGTATTGGCTGAACAACTGATAACCCAAAGCAGGGCTAGTGTATGAACAACCAACAAAAACGCCAACGGGGGTGGCGGTAGCAGTACCAGTGTCTTTCTGGATAGTTCCATCGTTAATGAGCTTAACAACATCACCATTGAAGATGTTTGCTGCGTAGCCAGAAGCAATAGGGAACTGTCGAGTAGCACCAGCAAATACCCTTCCACCGACCAAATTGACCGGTTTCAACCCGTAAGGGGCTGATACAGTTGGATAAGCCATTAGAGACTCCTCAAATTAAAGTTAGATTCCTTTACCAAAAGTAACCTTCGTCTTCCGCTCGTTAAATAGCGGCATACGAGGGTCGTTCTCTCTCATGAGGCTGTTGTCTACAGAAAGGATCTGAGCATTATTTTGATTTTCATAATGTTCGTTTCGCTCTTCCGGTAGTTCAGACGGAGCTTTACAAAGCATCAGACCGCCGATTACAACATTGTCTTTGAACCGTTCGTTTTCAACGGCGACCATTGTAATTTCGGGATGATCTTCTGCCCGTACAGGCTCCCAGCCTTCACGCAACATTCTCGAAACATTGCGAGGGTCTGATTGGCCCAGTGTCGAAGTACGCACCCAGTGATAGCTGTAACCCGGCTCTTTGTCGGGTTCCGGTAAGAGTTCTGCTGGAGCCCACTGCTTGGGGCGCTCAAAAGTTGTTCTTACCTCTGCGTCACGGCTTAAACGGTTCAGTTCAGTCTTTGTCATCTTCAAATCTCCAGTTTTAAAACTTCTTTGCCATATTGCTCAGGCGTAATGCCAAGCTTCTTTGCGAGAGCCACTTGGGAAGGCTTCAGCTTCATTTTTTTTGATGCTGTGCTTCTTGATGCCGGAGCCACGACAGTGCTCGGTTTCGTGCGAGCAGGAGGCTTGGAGTCGATTTCGACTTCCGTTTCGTCTTCCTCGAACTTGTCGGGGAAGCGTTTCCGCATTGTTGCGTCAATGCGCTGATAGTATTCATCAGTTGTAGCGTAACCAGCGCCATTCTCTGCAATGAGCTTCTCGTGTATGCCCATCGCTAAAGACCGCATCTCGGGGTCTGTGTCAAGCCAAGAGTTACGCTCTCGCCATTTTTCAAACTTGAGATCACGGGGCGGCTGTTTAGCCCGTTGGGGCGTTTGTACCACAAATTCTTCTTCTTGAACAGGCTGTGCTTTGAAATTTTGTTCAGCACGTTCAGCGTTCGCAATCGCCATCTTGGCATCAGTGATCGCCTCTTGGGCCGCAATGATGTTGTCGGTGTCGCCTGATTCATACGCATCACGGTACTCTCGCTTTGCTTTTTCCAAAGCGGCGTGAGCATTTGTTTTGATGGAGCTGATTGCAAAAGACTCGGTGTTGCTTACACGTCCTTTGAGCGCCTTGTTCTCTTCGTAGAGCTTACGAGTTGCCTCTATGGCCTCTTCTTTTTCTCGCTCTGCGGCTTCTTTTGCCCTGCGCTCATCGTGGTACACCTTCTTGAAGGCGGCGATCTTTTGCTTGGCGGCGGCGGAGTATTCGTCCAGTTCGTCTTTGTCTAGTTCTTCTACAAACTTGGGGTCTGACGGCGCTTTGCCACGGTCTTGCTCAGGGGTGTCATCCTCGATTTCGATCTCAACATCTGTTGGATCAACCTCATCGGGGAATTTGTATTCTTCGCCTTTGTATGTGCTCATGTGCGCTCCTTATTTGCGTTTGATGCCACGGGGGTCTTCCACAGTACCCTCAACGGAGTCATCGTTGATGATGCGGAATTCTTTGCCGTGGATAACAAGCCGTGTTCCGGCGTGAGGGCGGACAAGAATGAAGTCGCCTTCCTTGCACCA